CAAACTCAGTGTGCGCTTTAAGCCCCTCAGCGTAGCGCGCAGACTCCAGCAAGTCCATGTGCGAAGCTTGACTATTGACGGAGATTGTTCGCGATTGATCAAATCCTTCAATGCTAATAAACCCTAGCTCAGCAAAAACGTCAAGTGCAACACGAACGGTTTGCTCGTCAGCCTTAGATCGCGGGTCAATTTCTAGCGCCATCTGCGCAATATCTTCATCAGTGAGTGCTGAATCAGCTGTCTGAGCGCCAAGCTTTGGCTGCAGTGCCGTAAGCGCGCGGTAGACAGCTACCAGGGCTTCTCGCTGTGGTGCATGAGAAGAAAGAATGCGCTCGTTAACACGCATGTCATGCGCATCAAACAGCATCTGAATTACAGAAGGCTTACCGTCTCTACCTGCGCGTCCGCTCATCTGATTGAAGGCAACGCGACCAAACGGCAGGTGATACAGAATAACCTGGCGAATATCGGAGATATTGACGCCTTCGCCAAATGCACTGGTAGCAATGATGCAACAAACGTCTCCGCGCCTAAAAGCGCGCTCAACGTTCTTGCGTATCTGAGGTGTTAGACCCGCATGATAGAACGCAATCTTGTGACCAAGTTCTGGAATACGATGGCGTAGCATACGCGTCAGTGCCTGCGCTTGCTCCCTTGAATTGACGTAGACAACCGTTTTTGTGCCATCTGACACAAGAGAAAGCAGCGCACATTCCCTATCCTTAGCACCGCGAAGGTCTTTGAGCTCTAGGTTAGTACGAGCTGTTTTATCTTTGTATACATGCTCTGCTTCAATGGAGAGAAGCTCACAGATGTTCTGAGCTGCCTGTGTGGTAGCCGTAGCTGTTGTGGCAAGTACCTGCGGACTCCCAAGCATCTTTAGTACCTGTGGCATTTGTGCGTAGGCAAGTCTGCCCTCAGAAGCATTCATGCCCACGTGATGCGCCTCGTCAAACACCACAAACGAGATGTTCTGCGCCTTGGCAAACTGATCAGCGTGGAGCGAGAAGAACTCTGGAGTAGTTAGCACAATATCAAGCTCATTGTTTGCCATACGAGCAAACAGGTCTTCTCGGCTGGTAAGGTCTGTTTCTCCGTTGAGCACCTCAACAGAGATTCCCAAAGGCTCAAAAGTGTTTTTCATGCTTTGGACCTGGTCATTGATGAGGGCGCGCAATGGGTAGACAAATACGCTCATCTTGTGTTGCAGAAGCGCAACACGAGCTGCGTGAACCTGGAAAATAAGCGATTTACCTCTGCCTGTTGCCATGACAGAGAGGCAAGATGTTCCTTGAAAGAGAACTTCTAGCGTTTTCTTCTGTAGGGGCAAAAGCTCTCTTGAGCCAATCATGGAAGTAACCAGGGTCTGCGTGAGCTCCTCAGAAGACAGGTTCTCCAGCTCTTGGCGCCTTTGCTGCGCCTGCTCGTGAGACGCCTGATCAGCCTCTGCTGTCTCTTTGGTAACCACAAGCGGCAGGTCAGCAGCGCTGCCGAGAAGATCTGCTTCAATGGGACCGTCATCTTCGTCGGTAAAGTCTCTGTAGAGAATATCTCTGACCATGAGTTTTGGCTTGGTTCTGCCCTGCCAGGTCTCGTTAACTGCCTCAAAAATCAAATCAACAGCACCGTCATACTCAGCTGCCGCCTCAACGTGAGGCGTCCTGAACATAATGGATGAAATTGAGGAGATACCGTTTGAAGCCATAAAGCAAAGGTGAGCGCCGCCTGCGCCAACACGCGAGCGATTCTTCATCACCACACCCTTGACGCCAAAGAGAGGCTTTTTGTTGCCCTGACCAAATGGCTGCAATGCCTCAAGCGCGTCGATAGAGTTGATGGTGATTTCATCTAGGTTTACTAGAGCAGTTACTTCTCCTGAAGACTCAAACTCTTCTTCTGGAAGCTCTGCCATGACCTCGGACAAACGCTTTCTAAATGCGTCAATCTTTGATGTTTCTACCGTTACGCCAACAGCTCCTTGGTGGCCACCAAAACGGACCGTAAGATCTGCGCACTGCTCAACCGCATGGAACAAGTCAACAGAACCAACAGAGCGGCCAGAACCGCGGGCTACACCGTCTTGGATGGTAAACAGAATGCAAGGCACGTGATAGCGATTAACAATTCTTGAGGCAACAATGCCCTTAACGCCCTCATGCCAACCCTCTTTGGCAAGCACAATAGCGTGACCGCCGTCATAGATTTCTTTTGCCTGCTCAAGGGCCTCATCGGTGAGCTTTGCCTCAATAGCACGACGCTCGGCATTAATCTCTTCTAGTTTGCCAGCAAGAATGGTTGCCTCTTCCACGTCTTCTGTAAGAAGAAGATCAAGGGCAATATCGGTAGTGCCCATGCGTCCAGCTGCATTAAGGCGAGGAATAATAGAAAACGGCAGATTATCTGCAGAAATCTGAGCAATATCTTGACCAGCAACAGCTGCAAGAGCTACCAGACCCGGACGAAGACCTTTCTGCAAACGCTTAACGCCTTCAGAAACCAACGCACGATTCTCTTTGTTGAGCATCATCATGTCAGATAGCGTGCCCAACATAGCAACATCAATGTAATCAAGCCAAAGCTGAGGCTGATCTTGAAGCTGTCCTAAAACCTGCACCAGCTTAAGGGCAACGCCTGCACCAGCAAGTTCTCTAGAAGGACAATCCTCAACAAGCTTTGGGTCAGTGACTGGTACACCCTGGGGCACCAGATCTGCGGGCTCATGATGATCAGTAACAACAACATCAATCCCCTGCTGCAAAAGCCAAGCAACCTCTTGAGCAGCAGCAATGCCATTATCTACCGTAATAATTAAATCTGGCTTTCTATCTTGTAAAACTCTTGCAAGAGCCTCTTTAGAAAGTCCGTATCCCTCACCAAAACGATGCGGAATATACGGCAAAACATCTGCCCCCAAGCGACGTAAAGCCAGCGTAAGCAGACAAGTTGAGCTCATGCCATCTACGTCAAAATCGCCAAATACGGCAATCTTTTGATGCTCAACAATTGCCTTATGAACGCGGGCAGCAACCTCAGCCATTCCCGGAATACACTGTGGATCCAGCCAATCTCTTTGCAAAGATGGCGAGAGGAACTCTTGAGCTGCAGCTACATCGGTAAATCCACGTGCTACTAGTACACGAGCAACAAGTGAAGTGACATGCAATTCTTTTTCAAATAACGACTCTAGATATACGTCTTGTGTAAGAACACTCCAACGAGTGCTTTTCTCGATGCCGGGCATCATGTCCTCTTTTCTGTGGCGGCAGAGCCAGCCAGGGGCGCCTTGGGCACCCGCGAATGTTTATCTCTTTCATTGTAGCAGTTAAATATCTACATTGTTTATATGCGTATTAAGTGCAGTTTTGTTGGCGATAAGGTTCAGAAGATATGCGTAAAAATGCTATTTGGGACGCGCTTGGGACACAAAAATACCCCTCCCAGCACTTAGCCAGGAGGGGTAAATATTACTTAATGCTGGCGATGTATCCATCGTCATTCGTGGTTACGGTGATGTCACCCGTGAGAAGCTTACCTTCCTTATCGAAGGCGCAGATATTGTCTGCTCCAACCTCGAAAAGGCAACCTTCAACTCGTGAGCCATCGGAACGTAGATAGAACCAGTCTTCGTCCAGCTTTAGCCAACCAGCAGCCATGCGGCCTGTCTCGTCAAGGTAATAACGCTTGCCGTCGCGCTCCTGCCAACCTGTCGCCATGCGACCATCAGACAGAAGCATGTACCAGCCGTTATTGTACTCAATCCACTTATCGAACTGCAATGCGCCGTCATCGCCGAAGTACCACCAGTACTTATCCGAGTTGCTCCAAGAAGCGAATACCCAGCCAGTTAACATCCAACCGGACTCGTTAAAGTAATACCAGCCGTCGCCGACTTTGAGCCAGCCTGTGGCGTAATCGTCGGACGTTGCGCCCGTCTGATACCACCATGAGCCTTTGCCGTCGGTATGCCAGCCGCGCTCGTCTGTTGAACGTGTGCCCGTCATTACCTCGTACCAGTAACACACACGCTCCATATAGTGAGCATTCTGAGAGCCAGCAATCTCGCCAGGGCACGCCGTGGCCACGATCTGCTTGTGTGGGCGAACGTTACCGCCCCAACGTGGATAACCAAGTCCGTACTTAATGAGCAACGCAGCAACAAGATGCGCGCCGCTCTCTAGGGTTGCTTCGGAGACTGTCCAGGGCGATGTGGAATTATTAGCGTGCTCGATGGAAATACTCTCGCAATTAGCAACCCAACGACCACACGCCCAGGCAGTGTTGCTCTCCAGTACGTGCTGGGTGATAGTGCCCGCGCCATCCACAGAATAGTGTGCAGACTGCGCCTGCATCCTGTCCCACATGGCTGTAATGGCTGCACCGTCTAAGCCTGTGGCAGCTTCATGATGTACCACGATATACTGCACTGAGTGACCGTCTCGCCCAGCTGAATATGCTGACGTTGGAATATACGCGTCGGCGGTAATCTGTCCGGAGAAGTCAGCCATTAGTGTGCCTCCCCGTCTAAAGGGCTCACGCTTGGTTTGTCATAGGTCATTGCACGTGCAGAATCGCTTAATCCCTTAGTCGTTGGGTCAACCGTAACGCCAATAGCGCCCAAGACAGCAACCACGACCGTGCCAATCAAATAAGGGTTGCTGATGAACTTCACAAACACATCAGCAAGGCTGCCCCAAGTGGTGAGGTCAGAGTAAGCCAGTCCAAGGTATGCAAGGATTGGACTCATTACAATACCAGCCATACCAAGCCACCATGCAGGGTTGTGAAGTCTTACTTTCCAGTTAATCATGTGAATCTCCTTCAAATCAGAATTAATGTGTATTTGCCTGTTCGAGGCGCTCTAGCCGTCCCGCCTGTGTACGGGTCACATCCTCGACCACCGCCAGACGGGTATCGTGATGGGCGATATTCTCTTTGAGCGTTGAAATAACCTCATCCGTGCGTGCCATATACGCGGCAAACGCTTTCTGGCTGTCTTCAGCGTCTCCCTTGAGCTGCTTCACGCCTTCTTCAATGCGTACCAGTCGCATCGCATCTTCGTTGCTTGCTCTGGTCATTGCGCGAGCACCGTTAATGAGGGATACCATCATGCCCAAGAATGAGACAGTCGCAATAATCTGCTCGAATGTTAGTGGGTTCATAACCTCACCTCCTACTCGAGACTCTTAGGAAGGAGCGGGATAATTCCTGTAGCGTAACCGCTTGACCAGTTGTAGAAATAAATATGACCGTCATTGCCGTTCGCTGAGCCAATCCAAATCTTGGCGGTATTGTTTCCCGTCTGTGTGCCTAGAGAGTAATAGCCCTCAATGGCTGGTAATAGTTCTTTAGGCATTTGTGCCGTGGTCGTACGAGTAGAGTAACCAGCTGCAAGGTAACAATCTAGGTACATCATGCCGCCACGAATGCAATAACGAACACGGCAAATACCGTCATCTTGCAACGTAACCCACGGCGTGAACTTGAGCAGCTTTACCAGCTGTTCAAACGTAATGTCGACCTTGTTAGCGCCGTTATTGACCGATACACTCAGACCGCTAACGTTTGCGCCGATAGCTGTAGTGTTCATTCTGTCATCGCTTGAAAGACGGGCGCTCATAGCCTTAGCCTCTACACCAAAGCCCGCTGTTGGTCTTAGTAGCAAGTCTGCACACGTTAAAAGCGTTGAACGTGTATCGTCTCTACCGTTGCTGTAACCAGCTACGATATTGAGGGCTGTACCGCCTAGGGTAACCATTCCAGCGTCAAAGGACGCCATTTGCGTTTTACCGTTCAGCAACTTCATGCCTTGACGGTCGATAGTTGTATGTATGCCTGTTTTGCTGCCTACGTGAGCGCCCTCGCTATCGTGAGAGAAGGCATTTGACAAGCCGTCAACTACACTCTTCACCTCTGTTGCCTTGTTGTTTGCTTCCGTTGCCATGGTCTTTGCCTCCTTTGCTGTGTTGTTAGCGTTTGCTGCGTCTGTGGCCACGTGACTCACCTCCTCTGCTGCCTTCTCAGCTTTAGCCGCGACGGTGTCAACTTTCTCGGCTGCTGCTGTTGCTGTGGTTGCAACATCTGCAATCTTTTCTGTGGCCGCGTCAGCCTTCTTCTCAACTGCCGCCGCCTTCTCCTCGACTGCCGCGACTGCTACGGTCGTCTTGTGGGTGTCTTCTACGGTCTTTCGCGTGGTTGATGCGAGGGCGGTCAGACGCTTGTCAGTTGCTTCCTGCGTGCGTTCCTGGGACGTTGTTCCGCTCTTGGTCAGTGTGCCTTCGATTGCGCCGAAGCTGTATCGCGTGGCCTTTGGGTCAACGAGGTTAATCGTGCGACCAACACAGAGCATCATGCGGTCGATGCCGTGTGGCTCGCTTGTAACCTGGACGCGTTGCAAGTAATCAATCTGTTGAACGGTCGCGTCTGCGTAGTGCAAGTCCGTAGCGCTTACGGTGATGGAATCAGAGAGTTTGCCCGCGGCGAGGTCAGCCACTGCTTTGTCTGCGAGTGCTTGTGGCTGGCTCAGATGGTCGTACTCCATCAGCTTCTCGATAACGCCATAGCGTTCAGCCATTGCAGTATCTACAACTGCGTCGCCGACAATGTCATAACCGCCGCCAACGTAGGCGTGTTCGTCGTCGATGGTTACATCCTTCTCGTCCTCGCCTTCGCCGGTCTTTCCTACAGGCACGATGGCCGTGTAGATGTCCTTACCGTCCGCGCCGGTGTTTAGATCAAGAAGGTTCTGGCCAAGCTCTACAGACTGAGCGGCTTCGCTTGAACCATCTGCGTTCAACCAGTCGAGGTAGTTATCCTCGCCCACATAACGAACGCGGAAATAACCGCCGCAGAGCTTTGTGAGCTTCTCGCGCATCTCCTTCAGTGTGGTCGGACGTGTGCCGGTGCCACGCTGAAGCGCGCCGAAGTTAACGCCAGCGTTAATGCCTACCTTGAACTTCTCGCATCGGTTAGACACGCGCGTGTTGTGTTGCTCGATGAACCACTCGAACAACTCGCCAGCCTTGGCGGGAGCGTTAATCTCACAATCAATCTCGTCGGTGTCATACGTCTTATATGGGCGAACCGTGGTGTCATTGAGGTACGCCATAGCGCCCTCGCAGGTGACATCAATAGATCCGTTCATGGACATCGATACCTTACGGATTCGACCACGGAAAAGAATCTTCTGTGTCTCATGTTCCGTGAGCTCAATCTCGCGCTCGGTGTTCATGACCGATTCACGATTAAATGCGCGCCAGAGTGGGTGTGTTGGCTGCACGGTAAAAGAAAGAGTCGGAGACTGCCCCGACTCTTCTACAAGCTTACCGACTGAAATCTGCACGCCTTCCTCACGTGGATCATGAATGACGTTTCCCGCATAAGTCAGCACATACATTTAAGCCACCCTCTCCCACATATAGATAGCGCGATATGGTGGCATGTTGTTATGTGGCTGGCCACCGCCGACCGCATCAACCTGGAAGCGGTAATTGGTGTACGTATCAGCCGAGCGCGCAGTCCACTGGCTACCGCCGCCATTGTCCGTGCCATAGTGCATGGAAGTGTCGTGGCTGTGGCTTGGCATTTCATTGATAGTCAGCGTGTGAGTATCCTCGCCGCCTGTTGAACCCGCGGGGAACTTCTGCGACTGCGCCAAGAGGAACACGCCATTTAACGCTTGCCATGTACCGCCAAGAAACGTAGATGGGTCAGTTGGCTTGGTGCTCTGATAAATCGCGCCCACTGGAAACATAGCGTCCAGTAGGTCGAAGTTCTTGGCCAAGTCCTTAATAGTCTGAACAGTCTCGTCCGTGACGTCAGGCTTTGTGAGACCCAGCCTTGGAGTCTTTGTGCTCATTAAATGTCCTTCCAATCGAAGTCGAGCATAACTGTTGTGTTGTTGTGCGTCTCTGCGTCATCAACGTACGCATGCTCGCGCCACGTTCCGCGCATGTCCTGCCACTTCTTGCCGGCAAGGCTGGACCATGTCAGACCCTTGAGCCTGTTCTTTCCAGCGCGGCCAATGTATGCCAGGCTTGTGCCGTCAAGCTGCTCCCATGTAAGTCCCGCATAATCGCGCCAGATGGCCGTTCCATAGTCCGGCGTAGTGTTCACGGTTACGCGGTTCTTTCCGTTGTGCAGCTCCAGGTCGCGGTTTATCCACACACCCGGCTGAAGGTCAACGGTTCGCCCGTTGATGTTGACCAATGCACGCGCCTGACATGTAATGGTCGGCACTACCGCATGCGCTGGGCCGTCGATGGTGTAGGTCTTGCCAAGCTCACCGTCAAGCTCGTAGTGCATGACGCCGCGCGACTTGTACGGGTCTGCAGTGATCGTGAGCTTAATGGCCGCCGTCTCGTCGTAGAGCGTCTGGGAGGTGACCTCGAAGCGTCCTGTGTAGGTATAACCCTCGTCCCAGGACAGGGTGAACTCTAGGCGCCTACCATGGAGCATGTTACGCAGAGCGGTCAGCGTCGTCTCAACGCTTGTCCAGTCGTGTGTATCGAGCGGTGAGAGCGTGATGGTGATTGTCCGTTTGTCGAACACCGGAGCACCCGTCAGCCACTCAGACAAGTCCAGCACGCCGTCACGTCCAGGAATAGACACTGTAGACGTTCTAGTGGCTGGCGGCTTGTCTGTGTAGTTCGTGACCACTAAGCGGTAGGTGGCGCAGAGCGGCACTCCATCAACCACAACTTCATACGTGTCTGTTAGTTCCGTCATCTGTTCGCCACCACCTTATATTCTCCGAGGTTCGAGTCCACATACGGCGAGACAATCGAACCGACCGTCTGGCCATCCATCACAACGCGCATATTGCGCACGTCTTCACGCAGTCCAGCAATCTCGCTAATCAGCTCGTCGTTACTCTTAGAGTTGTTCACCGCGTCGTTGATGTAGCCTGTGAGCGTGCTAATTGGCGCGACCGCTTCAGGTCCTGCTTCTCCGCCAATCATGGCTTTATTTCCGTTCATGCCGAACATGGTCGGATTCATTAGAACACCGCCGTCGGCGTACCACTCAATGCCCAAGCTTGGAACAGATGGTGGCGCGAGCGAGAATGTGCCGGAAATGCTGAAGTGTGGAAGCTTAATCTTTGGGAACTCCAGATGTAGTCCGCGGAAGAATCCACTAATGGCGTCCAGGGCTCCGGATACGGTGTTCTTAGCGTCGCCCATGACGTTGCCAATCGTGCTCGAGATACCGTGGAAGACGTTGCCCACTGTGGTCGAGATACCGTTAAACACTGCCTGGAACGTTCCGGAGATACCGTTGACAATGCCAGACAGAGCAGACGAGAGACCGTTCACGATGCTCGTGACGGTTGTACTCATGCCCTGGAATACTGTCTGCGCGCCATTTGCGGCCATCTGCCAGTTGCCTGTGAAGATGCCAACAAACACGCCGATAACCGTCTGAATTACGCCGACCGTGGTCTGAATGATGCCGGAGATTGTTCCCATAACCGTCATGACGATGCCGCCGACAACCTCAAACGCCGCACCAAATACCACGGACATGATTGTGGCCACTGTAGTAAACGCCACGCCCAAGTTCTGCAGGACCGTGTCAACAAGTGGCTGAGCCGCTGCAGCGAACTGAGAAATGGCGTCTCGTGCTGTTTCAATGTATGGCGATAGAGTCTCAAACGCTCCGCCGACAGCTTCGCCAAATCCGCTGAATGCTTCAACGATAAGACCCGCGCCTGTGCTTAGTCCATCAAGTGCAGGCTGCAGGATACTCATGACGAAGTCGGCCACCGGCTGCATGGACTGAAGCCACGCGTCGAATCCTCCGCCAGTGGATAGATTCGTGATTGCGTCCGCGAGTTGCTTGATGAGATCCGCTGCGCCATTGACGACGACCGCGAACGCTCCACCCAGTACCTCAACGATTGAGTTGAGCACCGGAACGATGGCGTCTATTGCCGCGCCGAAGATTGGCCCTAGGGCGTTACCAAGCTCACCAAGCGCGCTCATAAGATTGCCGAGCGCTTCTTGTAGTGGCGGAGACACCGCGGCCAGTCCAGCAAACGCAGCGATGGCGATTCCAACGGGGCCACCCAGCGCACTAAGCAAGCCAGACAAAGGACCGAGCATAGCGCCAAGCACTGGAATATTGGCAATAACCGGAGCAAGGCCACTGAGCGCCATAGCACCAAACGCCGAGGCGATAGGAGCCACAAAGGTTGGAATATTGCCGAGCTGTTTGCCCATGGCGTCGATAGCCGGTGCCGCTTGCTTGAACGCATCAACCAACACTTGAATGGCTTGTGTGAAGATTGGCGCGGTTAAACGCGACAGAGCCGCGCGGACGTTAGCGAATGAGCCAGCCAGCGTGTTACCAGATGACAGAGCCGCTTCGCCTAGACCGATGCGCATGGCTTCCGAGAATGTGTGGAAATCAATCTGACCCTTGGAGACCATGTCGGAGACTTCCTTGGACGTCTTGCCAAGGTATGTGCCTAGAAGCTGCAGAACCGGCACGCCAGAGCTTGAAAGCTGCAGCATATCGTCGCCCATCAACTTGCCACGCGATGCGACAGATGAAAAGATGACGCCGATATCATTGAACGCTCGACCAGATGCCGCCGCAACGTTCGCGACAGATTTCAGCGTGTTGGTCATATCCTCGCCGGACTTAATGCCAGCCGCAGAAAGCGTTGCTGCGGCCGTTGCAGCGTCGCCCAGGCCAAATGCCGTGCCACGGACTGACTGAGTGGCCGAGTCCATGATGGACTCGATGTCCTGGGCGTCATGGCCAAAGCCGGCGAGCTTCTTTCGTGCGTTGTCGATATTCAGCGCACGGTCAATACCGCCCTGGATGGCCATACCAGCAACCGCAGCAATTCCCGCCTGGCCTACGCCAATCAGTGAGCTTGTAATTTGCTGGGTATTGGTACGCACGGCGTTCCATGCGTTGGTCAGTCCGTTTCTCGCGCTTGTTGCGATATTGCTGAAGATGTTCTGAGCGCGAGACCTAAGCTCGGCAAACGATGACTGCACGTTGCCAGATGCATCGCCCATACTGTGATCCATAGAGCGCGATACTTCCTGCGCCTTGTTCTGAATCTGACTGAGCGAAGACTGCGCCTTATTTACGCCATCAATGAAGCCGTCGGCATTAACGGTGAACTTCGCGGAGAGTGTATAGTCACTTGCCATATATACCTCCTCTCATGTTTATTTCTGTTGATTCGATAGAGCCTTCTCAAGCGCGGCCATTTTGTCGCGCGCTTCTTTCGCGCTCATGGTCTTTCTGTCAGGCTTGTTTGCTTCAACCCACAGAAGCTCAGGTTCTTCGCTCTTTTTCTTGTAGCCATTAGCGAGTGCGTTCGCGATTGCTTCGTTGAGAAGCATCTGGTCATATGCGACGCGGTCATGCTCAGCCACTTGAAGAAGCGCAATCTGAGCCGCTGTGAGCCTGTCAAACTCGTCTGGCGTCCATCCAAAGCGAACAGCCGCCCACGCCCACATTGCGTCGCGCTCGTAGCCTGTCAGTGGCTTCTGTGGCGCTTCTTGTGGTTGGTGGTCGGCTTGTTGTTTGCTTGTGGATGGTCTGACCCAGCGCGGGCTCACCAGATCTATTGGAATAAAAAACCGCAGTCCTTCATGAGTGCGTCGCTTACGGCTTCAATCATCTGAGCATAGCCGTGCTCTTGCAGGTACTTTCCAGCAAGCTCGATGGCCTGTGTTGGATTGACCCATGCACTCTGGCCACTCTCACGGATGCCATACGCGAAGAGAGTCTTAGTCTCACGCAGGGTTGGCTGAGCGGTGAATACGGAAATAATGCTTTTGTTACCAATTGCACTCTCGGCCATCTCCACACGCTTCTCCGCGTAGAGAAGCTCGTATGTAGTACCGTCAACCTCGAAGGTAAAATCTGCCATTTCTTACTCCTTAACTAATAAAAAAGGGGCAGCCGAAGCTACCCCGTGATTGCGTTTGTGGACGCCTATCGTCCTGTTGGCTTGGTGATTGCCTTAGCCTTAGCGGCTGCGTCAATGTCAAACCACGTCCACTTGCCTGTGCCCGTGAGAGATACAGACGCGGTGCGTACATCGTCGGTTGGCGAATCAGCCTCATACTTGGTGACAATGACTGCGCCGCCACCAATTGGCGTGAAGTCTGTGTTGTCCAGGAATTCCTTGACGCACAGAATAGTGCCGTCGGCTAGTGCCTGGCGGAACAGTTTATCGCTCTCAGCGTCCTTGACGGCCACCGTATCAACGGAAACCTCGAAGGAACGGGTAGATGCGCGGTTAACCTTCCAAGCGCCGCGAGAAGACTTCGTGGAGACGCTCGTAGTGTCAGCGGAAAGCGATACCTTGTGAGACTTCTCGCCAGCGATTGCGAGAAGCTTAGATCCATCCGCGCTAAATACGCCAAGCAAGACCTCTGCGCCGTTTACAGCGTTCACGCCACCAGCGGAGACGTCACAATATGCACCACTATCGAATGCAGTTGAATCTGGCATAGTAATGCCCCTTTCTACTTAATAATCAGACCATAGGAGACGACCACCTCGAACGGCACAACCGCGTGCCATTCTCCTGTCTCGTCTCGCTTGATTGTGTTTAGACCGTTATCCGTTTGACGGATGACCTGGAACGGACAAGCCAAACTAATCGGCTGGCTCATGGCTTCTTCTAGAGCCGTCACCATCTTGAATATCTCCTCGCGCGTCTTAGACGGCTTAGAGATTGCGTGAAGCTCGATGGTGTAGACGTCCAGCCACATCGTTTTAGTTTTGTCCGGACGAACTGAAAGTGCGCCGACGGAATAAAGAGGAGAGGGTTCTTTATTCGCGTCGGTCACACATTTAACGCCCGTGCCATCTTTGACACGTGCCACAACCGCCGCGACAAAATCGTCGAGCGGGAGTCGCCTTAATGCTTGCCTCATAAGCCCTTACTCCTTAGATACTCACCGCACCGCTTCTTCAGAACAGCGCGTGCCGCCTTGATTTCCGTAGCAAAGAAGTGCTGGCCTTCCACGAAGGGAGCTTTGAGGCGCTTCCCAAGCTTCGGAACGTACTGGCCAACGTTTTGGCGATGGCCATACTCAACATGTGGCGCATATTCTCCCGTGTAGCCAATCTCACCCTCGCCACCTTTGACGCTCTGGCGAATAGATCCAATCAACTCGCCCGTGTCTCGTGGTGTGGTTGCGCGTAGGTCTTCAGCTATTTCATTCACGGTGCGCTTCATAACAATTTCAGGCTTAATATTCGCGAGCTCTTTCAGTGCGTCGCCAAGTCCGCCATCGTCAAACTCCAGGCGAACACTAGACATATGCATCACCCTTTAGCTTCTTCAGTGACAAAACGCGGCGGCGCCCGAAGTCGCTCACATGGATGACCTCGAAGACGTCGCCAGCGTCAATCACGGGAAAGCGTACAAGAGACGCGCGAAGAGCAAGCTCGGCGGGTACTGTCGTGATAAGCGTCAAGTCACACGCCGCGTAATCATTGCCTTCGTTTTGCGTCTCTACAAGCGATGCGGGGCATACCCTCGCCCGGGTGGTTGTAAGCACCCGGCGCGAGAGTACGCGATTGCCTAGTTTGTCGCGCGCGTCGGTGTCCGCGAGTTCAATCAACTCGCACATCCGCCACTTCATACGAACCTCACTTTTGGAAACTGCAGAGCGGAGGTATTGTCCGCCCTAGCAATCTCAGCTAAAGCAGAAAGTTCCGCGGCATACTCCGCGAGCAAATCGTCCACAAACTGAAGGGACAAGGTTCCGCCCTGTCCCTCCGCCTCCTGCGTGATTCCTTCATCGAATCTGCGGTTCACCGCCTTGATGGTTGCATCGACCACAAGGGACTCGGCTGTGGTGGGTAGCGTGGACACACCAACGCGCAAACAGATGCGGTCTGTGAGCGTATGCGTGACCTCTTCCAGCCACTTATCGCTCGGCTTATCTTCAACTGCCTCGAGTCGTGTCTTGACACGATCTAATACGCTCATACGCTCACCTCCTTACTCGTGAATTAGACGGTTGCCTTAATCTCAGCCTTGACAACGCCGTCGGTAATCTCTGGGAAGATCTTGACGCCAGACATAACCAAGGTGTCGCAGGTTGCGTTATTGGTGTTGATATTGTGAGTAATACCAACGAAGCCAGTAGCGTCGGAGGTCAGGCCGAAGGTGGAAGCAAGGTCAGAACCATTTGCTGGGATATATGCCAGGTTAAGGTTCATGGCTGCAGTACCAAAGATAGTGCCAGCCCTAACTGCGGAAGAGGTGATTGCGGTACCCAGGCCAAGGAAGTCCTTGAGGTAAGTAATACCTGCAGCGTTCTGGGTGGTAACGGTTGCAGTGCCGAGGTAGTCAGCCACATCGAGAGGATTGACGAAGAAGACGAATGGATTAGCTGCGTCAGTGTCAAAGCCATCGTAGCCCTCAAACTTGCCGGTGAGAGAAGCCCAGAGGTTGGCCATAGTTGCCTGAAGGGTCTTGCCGTTCTTTGCTGCAGCAGTGGTGGTTGCGACGCTTGCAATCAGATCACTGCGAATACCATTCTGGATGGTGCCGATAAGCTGAGCGTCAGCTTCATTGATTGCACGATCACGTCCACGAAGCTGGATAGCTTCGGCAGAGGTTACACGGCGATACTTCTTAAGAGGAAGCTCGATGGTCTGGTCAAGCTGACGCTTGATGTTAGACGCTGGAATGGTGTCACCCTCAGCAACTACGCCATTCTTAACGTCCTTCACGAACTTGTAGGTCTTGATGGTGCCGCCCTGTGGTACTGGGATAAGGTTGGTAATACCGAGAGCCTTCTGAAGCTCCTGGATGCCCTGGGAGAATCGGTTGACGTAATCAATAGAAATCTCAGGAGCGATGTCGGTCTTTACGGTAAGTCCTGTTTCTGCTGGCATAATGTGCCACCTTTCTTAGTGTTAAACAAACAATCCGATGTTGTCGCGGATGGCTGCCTGGCGAGTAATTGGGTCCTTGATGGCTAAGATCTCTTCTTTGGTCATCGTCTTAGTGGCCACACCCGCTGCAGGAGCTTTGCCCGCGAGTTGTTTCTTCACGGCATCTTCTACGGCCGCCGTGAAGGCCGTTGAGAAAGCGTCAACGGACGCCTTTGTTTCCTCTGCAGTCTCACCCACTAAACGCGTGAGAATGTCATCGCTAACCGCGATACCTTGCTCAGAGAGTTGACGACGAGACTCAGCCACCATCGCGTTTACCGTGTCGCGACGCTTGTACTCGTCAAGCTCCTTCTGAACCTTGTCACGTTCGTACTCTGCTTTTTGCTGAGCATTCATCTCGGCCAGCTTGGCAGCTTCCTCAACCTTTGCGGCTTGCTGCTTTTCCCACTTCGCGAGACGCTTGGAGACAATCTCATCAACATCAGCATCCGTGTACTTTGGCTGCTGCTTGTTGTCCTGCTTTGGCTCTGTCTGTGTGGTGGTGTTGGTCGTTTCCTTGTTAGCGCCCTCGCCATCCGCTACAGGAGCCTGAGCTTGCTTAGTCTCCTCCGTGGTCTCTGTGGTTGTTGCTGCGGTTGTTTCTGCACCCATTGTTTTTTTCTCCTAATTCCCCGGCGCTCCAAGGCGCGTCGGCGTGCCTTTTCTCCTTAGCTTTTAGCGACTTCAAAGCTTGGTCGATGCATTAAAAAAGCGACCGTCTAGTCGCTCTCAATACACAGTTCAACAATTTTTTCTAGTACCTCGTCCGTGGGACATCCTCGGCAACGCATGAGTTCGCGCTCCCCTGCGTCCACAACGCACACCGTCGGAAGGTGAGTGATGCTCTTCGCGTCCCTGGACCTTGGTGAGCAGTCAACGTCGATAATCTCGTACTCAATATCCTCTTCAGATAAAGCCGGCACTATCCTCTTGATAGTCCCGCGACAGATGCTGCACCACTCGGCCATATAGATCACTACTCGCGCCATATTCTCACCTCCTTAGCGAGGTAACAAAAAAGCCACCCGGAGGTGGCTTGTGAAAGCTGGTTGATTGGTGAAGGTTAGAAAGTAATTAGATTGATATGGAGACCGTCTTTATCTTTGCTCCACTCTTCTTCGCACTCGTCTTTGATAAATTTCTCCGGAACATAATCTGAGCCAATTAACCAAAGTGATTCGAACTCTTTAGCTTCACTGAAGTCGACTAACCAACCAGATAAATCCATAGCCAGCATGTCGTCAAATTCTGCCATGTTGCCTTCGCCGCAATCAAGAAAGAAGACCTTTCCTTGTTTATTGGCTTCTTCTTGTACACGATTAAAGAAGTTAACGAACTGGGCATCACTTAAATCGTGCTTTGTTTTAAGTCCCACTACCTTCTGTAGCACGCCTGTATCTGACATTAGTCGCACCTCCTCGCATAATTGTTACAAAGTCACCCTTTGCATCTACGATTACAAGATTACCATCATATTCATAGAAAGTGCAAGGATTATCGCCTTCTTGTCCCCACCAGTCACCGGTAGCAACTCGTTCAGCTTTCTCAATAATTTCGTTACATATTTCTACGAACTTATCTCTATCCTCTTTTAACGATGGATTTAGCTCCCATTCTCTAGCATGCTTGCGCATCTTTTTGCCAACTTGCTCTTTCGTAAATGCAACCTTATCCGTCTCGAAGAAAACGGTTCGTTTGGACTTCTTCGCTCCAACGCCATCCCAATGCTCACGAGCATCTTCCATGGCTTTCTGTCGCGCAAGCTCCTCCTGCTTCTGTTGCCATGCGTCCCAATCGTCCACAGCCGGCGCAATCTGGCATCTGCAATATGGGTGGAGTGGTGGGAAGTTCACGCCCACCTGCATATCCTCGAACCTAAACGTAGATCCATTCACGCCTTCGCACTCTTCACAAGCGCGCTCGTCATGCACCACCTCGATGGTGTAAGAGTCAAAGCCTTCACGCTTCAACTCCTCAACCTGCGCCATACGTGAAACGTAAGTGCCTTCGGTGTAAACCAGGCGCATAAGCGACGACTGCGGCACATCCACAAAGCGCTTCTCGAGAGCTTTCGCGATTCGCTGGTATGAATCACCGCGCGCGAGAGCCTTCGACATGTCCTGCGCCACATATGACGCGAGGGTCTCCGTGTTATCCCAGATGCGCTGAGAGTATGACGTGTTACCCGTCCACACCGTATCGACAAAACGGCGAACCGCGTCAGAGTCCATGCTGTAGAACGACCGACCAAATCCCATCGCTTCAGCCGCCGTGTTTGCACCGCGCAAGGACTGGCGCATGATGTGGTTGTCAATACGCTGAACCACGTCTCCTGTGGCTTGATAGAGGTGCAAGCGTGCGGACGCTTGTAAACCTTCGAGCCTGTTCAGTTGGTAGATACTCTTACGCACATCCACAATGGACTGCATATCCGGGTGTTGGCGCAAAAACTCGTCACAGTCGCGAATAAGAAGCTCGCGGTCTTTAGGGTCCATCGTCTCCATAAGACGACGATACTCAAGCACGCCATTCTCGCCGTAGCGTTGATAGTACTCCGCAATCTCGCGATTCAGGCGGCGAAGCTCGCTCTCGTAGGCGTTATGGACGCGTACCGACAGGGCGCGTTCGTCTTTCTCCATCGCTGCGTCAGCGAGTGTTTGGCGGCTGTGCCAATACGAGTCCATGTTGCTCCTTAGTTATTATTTTCGTTCGTACGGTCTGGAACCATCTGCGCGGCCTGCTCGGCGCGCTCGTCGGCCATGCGCTGCATCTCAGCCTGTGGCGAATCAACGCACGACAGAACGGACAACTGCGTCTCCTCGGACGTAATGCCGGAGAGGTTGCCCGCAATCTGAGACTCTTCGAGCAAGTTCGATGGTAGGTTGCGTGTGAATGTAGCGCGTACGGTCGTCCACGCCTTAGCGTCTAGGCGTGTGTTTCCTGCGTAGTTACAGAGCAGCTTCCAGCGTCTAGAAAGTGAGCGGCGGAACTTTCGCTGCTTTACTACGGCGATATCGCTCATGGCCTGCAGTCGATACTTGATAGCAATGCCGGAGCTAGTATCGAACTTCTCGCTCGAGAGGTCTGACACCATCGACAGGACGAAAATAAGACGCTCCACACGATCAATGAAGTTTTCCTGCGTACCATCCGCGTCAGGCTTAGACAGAAACTCAACGATGACGTTCGCGGCGTCTCTCGAGTCCAGGTTAATGATGCGCGAGTCTCTCAGGCTCTGCAGCGTCTGGTCATCCAGGCGTGTACCGAGAATCTTCAGATAAGCGTCGGCGTAGTACTCGACATCATTGGCCTTCTCGGAGATTGCCTTGTTGTACGCGTTAATGAGTGACATAACGCCTTCAAACAGACCAAGGCGCTCCTCATTGTCCACATACTCAACCACAGGCACATCGTCAAAGCCGTGAATAACAGGCTCACCGAAGATGACCTTCGAGCCATCCATCACGAACGGCGTCTCGAACATGGAATCGTAGAGCGTGCCGCGGAGTGTGTCGCGTGCATTGTCGAAAAGGTTATCGTCCAACCAGAAACGTACCGCGTAGATGATGTCATTCTCTACGGTGTCATCGCGGACAACGAAGCAATTCATCGGTGTCACGGAGCAAGAACGCGCGAAGGCTTCCTCGTCGCGCCACATCAGCTCGTAGCCTGCGCCATAGATGTCGGCAAGCTTGGAAAGCTCGGCGTCCAGGTCGTCAGAATCATTGACCGCGCTCCATACGTCCAAATACTCCGCAAATGCTTCATCGTCTGCCGTTGTGCGGATAGGAACGCCCAAGAAGTAGCCGACCATGGAGTCCACGATCTGCTTGGCGAAATTAGCCACGAGCCTATTGTCTGGCTTGTATTCCGCCTTTTCCTTTTGGTGCAGAATGTCATGGTCGCCCTCGTATGCTTTGCGAAGACTGGCCAAGCGGTTAACCTGCTTTGTGCGGTAGTCCACCAGAAGCTTGCCAAGAAGCTCCGCGGTCATCTGCGTGTCCTTTGGTAGGCGGTAGCCGCCCCTTGGCTCAAACGTGGAAGCGTTTGCTCCCTTAACGTCAGCACCCACTAAATGCCTCCTCTAAATAGTCGAATGGTCGGCGCGTTATCGTGCAAGCGAATAGCGCATGATAGAGAGTCAGGCGCATCATCGTGCTCCGCTCCCTCGGTGAAGTCCATGACTTCGTTCCAGTAATCGACGCTAGCTTCACGGACACTCTCAAGCCTGGACAGCTTGGACCAAGTGCCGCGGCCATACGTCGCAATTTTGATGAACTTGTTGGCGGTCTCTGAGTATGTATGGACAGGTAGCCCGTACCCGTCGAGCTTGTCAGCCACGTAGCCTTTATCCGCGTTCTTCTCCATGTAGACCGTGCCAAGTCTCAGCTCGCGGTGTAACTCTAAGATGCGCGCCATGCACTTATCGACGTGCGTCTCGCGGTACAGCTCACCGTGGACGTATGCCTCGTCGCCCACCCACTTGATACACGTGATGGCCGTACCGTCTGAACCGCCGTAGGCCGCATCCACATGCATGATGCCGTCGTAGAGAAGGCTCTCGTCTTTGAAGGTTTTACAATCGCCCTCGAAGACCACGCCCTCCTCTGCCACATGGCGCAGCTCGTAGTTAGCCGCGAAAAGTGAGTGCGTCATTGATGCCTTCAGCTCTGTGGCAGCGTCCACACTCACAAGCCCTGTAGTATCCCATGGCCACTTCTCAGCGGGCGGCATGATCGTGAACGCGTCGTCTTTATGCCACGGGGTTCCCGTGTTGATGATGCGTCCGCCACGGTTTTTTACGTTCTGCAGCTCGCGGTAAATCTGCTTTGTACGTTCACGCTCGGCACGGCTCACACGGTCACGCAGTGTGACGATGTCATCCGTGAAGATGATGTCCCAGTGCTTACCAGTGAGCGAGCCGCCAATGCCGATACCCGTCAGTTGCGGTGAGCCGGAGACATTACACGCCAGGCTTGTCGAGATTGCCGTAGAGCTTGCCGTGGTCAGCTTCAGTGGCTGGCCGTAGATGCTCTGTGCAATCTCCTGGGTGAGTGGATGCTCGGCCATGCGACGGACCGCCGCAAGTACTTCCGCGACGTCATTCTCACCTTTGCGTTGGAATCCCACGGTCAAGTCCGGACGCGTGAGCAATATCAACCACAGAGCCACCTCGACGCAGGTTGTCTTATATGAACCACGATGAGACTGAAGCGTCATGTCGCCGTGGCCAAACACCATCTCATGGATCCATCTATCGTGAAGTCCTTCGCGCAGAAGGTCG